TTTTTTATAAAAAAAAAAAAAAAAAAACCAAAAAAAATATATAAAAAAAAAAAAAAAAAAAAAAAAAAAAAACCCCGCCTGTTGTTCGCACCAACAGACGGCTTATAAAAAATAGGGATGAGAGATAAATTAAATATCCTCAATGTTATTTTATATCAATTGACATATATTTGTCAATAAAATGAGGATGTTTATGGACAAAGAATTATTTTTACCCTTAGCTTTTTTAGGTGTCGTGCTACTTATTATAGTTATAATTTTAGTGAAGGTATTGGCAACTAAAATTAAAAACACATATATTAGAAGAAAATACAAACTTTCTAATGAACAAATATATGGTCAAGACAAAGCTACTGAAAAATTGATTGCTCTTCAAAATTCAGTTGACGAATTGTATAAAAAAGTAGATAAGCGATATGAGCAGTTTTTGCCAAATCTTTATGATGTAAATTCATTAAGTGAGACCAATATTAAACTTTTAAAGATTGAAAAAAGCAATAAATATCTCAGTTCTCGCTTGGACGATAAGAACAATTTAGAGTATGAAAAATTGAAAAGAAAGTATGCTCAGGTTGATGAACTAATAAAATCTATCAATCCATCCGGAAACCGTGCCAGCAAAATACTATCAGATATTATAAGTGATGCTGACTATGTTAAACAAATTATACTACTAAAAAATAAAATTTCCTTTTTGGAATCTGCACAATCAAATTTGACAGCAATTCCGTATATGACCAAAATAGTAGCTGATTATGAAACTTACGGACTTGAACATTTAGCTAAAGAACTTGACTGGGGATATAATCAACAACGGATGAAAAAAGTTAAATCCATTCGTGATATTCGTCACGACGCAAAAGCTATGGTTGAAAAAAATAAAGAAGCGTTATACCAATTATCGTACCTACTCAATCTATTTCCCTCGTTACAAGATGTTATTGAAACGGATTATAATGATTTGCCGATTATAGATGTCAATGAATTACCCGATTATGATCCAACTCGTGACTATTTATCTAAAGAAGAATATAACAGTTTATCTACCGTGGAAAGAAATCAATTGGCTTTAGACCGTTATAAAGCATCTCATAAAAAATCAAAATGGCAAATTGGTCGTGATTATGAATTGTATATTGGATATAGATATTCACAGTCAGGATACTCTGTTGATTATTTCGGTTCATATATGGGATTAGAGGATTTAGGTCGTGATTTGATATGTAAAAAAGGTAATAAAGTTTTGATAGTTCAATGTAAATATTGGAGTTCAAAAAAAGAAATACATGAAAAACATATAACTCAACTATATGGTACTATGGCAAGCTATTGCATTGAGCACAATTGTCCTAAAGAAAATGTTAAGGGAGTTTTAATAACAAATATTCAACTATCTCCTATGGCTAAGAAAATGGCAAAATACTTAGGTATAAAATTCAAAGAAAATATTGAAGTTGATGATTACCCATGTATAAAATGTAATATTGGTCGTGATATGTATGGTGAAACAAAAATATATCATTTGCCTTTCGACCAACAATATGATTCTACTAAAATTAGCAAGAAAGGGGAATTCTACGCAATGACGGTGGCTGAAGCAGAAGAAGCAGGATTTAGACGAGCCTTTAAATGGTTTGGTAATTAAAAAATCCCCGTACTGCTGGAACAGTACGAGGAAAATTGAAAGGGCGTCGGCATTTTTACTTGGTGGAACAAGAGCCGATACCACATTACAGGAGATGATATTATGGCAAAAGCCAAAAAACTGAAATCGGGCAACTATCGTGTTTTAGTTCCCGATTACAAAGACGAAAACGGTAAATGGCACTACAAGTCATTTACAGCCAAAACGAAAAAAGAAGCCGAGTACATGGCTATGGAGTTCAGCCACAACAGACAGAGAAGTTCGGCAAGTTATGACGATCTCACGCTTAAAGAGGCATACGAAAGATACATAGGCATCAAGCGAGGTGTGTCAAGTCCGTCAACAATTAGGGGTTATGAGCAATACCAAAATAAATATTTGCAATTGCTTATGCCGATGAAGCTGAGGAACATCACCGCCGAACTTGTTCAAGCTTCCGTAAGCGAACTTGCAGTTACACATTCTCCTAAGAGTGTTCGAAATATATACGGATTGTTTCACTCCGTAATGAGTGTGTATTATCGTCAATTGGATTTATCCAAAATCAGACTTCCGCAAAAACAAAAAGTTGAAGTTGCCGTGCCAACAACAGAACAAATCAACACATTGCTTGACTTTTGCGATGATTATGTTAGAGTTCCCGTGTTGCTCGCAAGTCACGGATCTTTACGCCGTTCTGAGATATCTGCCCTATCTCCTGACGATTTTACAGACTTCGGTGTTATAATCAACAAGTCACTTGTTCAGGATTCGGGCCAAAACTGGATTTTGAAAAAAACTCCAAAGAGCTTTGCCGGCAACCGTGTTGTCCCACTCGACAGAGAACTGATACAAGAATGTCTTAAATGGAATCACTTCGGTATCAATCCGGGCATCATTGACGACCATTTCAAAAAGTGCCGAAAAAATTCCGAATTACCGTATTTCAAATTTCATTCATTGCGCCATTATTTTGCTTCCGAACTGCACGCTCAAGGAATCCCCGACAAATACATAGCCGAGATAGGCGGCTGGGAGAATGTTGAAACTCTCCAACGAATTTACCAGCACACTCTCAAAGACCACGCAGATGAACTCACAAAGAAAATTTTAAATGTTTTCGCCTACTCAAATTCCAAAAATAAATCCGACTGCAATTCAAAATCAGAAAAGCAAGCGTAATTTATTTATTTCGTGTTGGATTTCGTGTTGGATTATAAATCAAAAAATCAAGTTTTAACGCAAAAAATCAAGTTTTAACGCAAAAAGATGTTTTTCAAAAACCAGCAAATAAGCATATAATAGTTAAGATGTTTTTTTTTGGGGGCTTTTTTGTTTGGCTGAGCCGGCGGGATTCGAACCCACGGGTGACGGAGTCAAAGTCCGTTGCCTTACCGCTTGGCGACGGCTCAGTATATTCTGCTTTTATTGATTATTAAAAAAACAAGCCGCCAAAGAATTTCTTCAGCGGCTGTTGGTGACCCATCGGAGATTCGAACTCCGGACACCTTGATTAAAAGTCAAGTGCTCTACCGACTGAGCTAATGGATCATATCCTTTTCGCTGTGCGGAAGCTGTATCCGCAAATCAGCTTGATTATCATATAATATTTGCTCGAAAAAGTCAAGCCTTTTTTGTATTTTCTTCCCATTGTTTTCACTCTTTATGATAAAGCGCACTCATTTAGCCCGAATATTCATTCCTGTCCGGCAGATACTATTCAGAGAAAACTGCCGGAGGCGCATTTTATGAAGATACTTTTTTATGATACAAAGCCGTATGACCGCGAGGCGTTCGAGAAGCTTGCGGGCAAATATCCCGACATTGAAATAGACTATCTCAAGACGGATATCTCTTACCGCACCGCGCCGCTCTCGAAAGGCTATGACGCTGTGTGCCTGTTCGTCGCGTCCGATGTCGGCAGGCGGGTCGTGGATATCCTCGCCGAGAACGGGGTCAGGCTCATTCTCATGCGCTGCGCCGGATATAACAATGTCGATCTTCTGGCGGCGCAGGAGCACGGTATCTCCGTTATGCGCGTGCCGGGGTATTCGCCCGAGGCAATAGCCGAGCACGCCCTCGCGCTCGCGTTTGCCGTCAATCGCCGCATACACAAGGCTTATATAAAAGTGCGCGAGAACAATTTCAGCCTCATGGGACTGACAGGGGTCAACTTCTGCGGCAAGACGGCGGGAATCGTCGGCACGGGAAAGATAGGCGCATCGTTCGCGCGCGCCTGCCGCGGTCTCGGGATGAATGTTATCGCCTATGATAAATATCGGAACCCCTCGCTCGACTTCGTTCGATATGTCGAACTCGATGAACTTCTCGGCGAAAGCGATCTGATATCCCTCCATTGCCCGCTGACCGAGGAGACCTATCATATGATAAATATCAACGCGATAGAGCGGATGAAGGACGGCGTTATCCTCGTCAACACTTCGCGCGGCGCGCTGATAAGCACGCCCGATCTTATAAAAGGTATAAGGCAGCATAAATTTATGGGTGTCGGGCTCGATGTGTATGAGGAGGAGACACACAACGTTTTTGAAAACCGCGAGGACGATATTCTCGAAACCTCCGTCACGGCTCGCCTTCTGTCTTTTCCTAATGTTATAATCACCTCGCACCAGGGCTTTCTGACCCGCGAGGCGCTTGAATCGATAAGTGAGACCACGTTTGAAAATGCCGTCTCGTTTAGTAGGGGAGAGCCGATACAGGCGAATATAGTTAAATATAATTAATGTATGCTAACCATGCCCGCCGGGGGGGGGCGACGCGCCCCCTGTCCTTTTTC